AATAATACGCAAGCCCCGCCACAGGGCTATTATAAAGGATTATGAGGGTGATTTGAGGGCGTTGGTAGGCCGCGCTGGTAATTTAGTGCGAAATACTGCTGTCGAATCCATAAATCAAGGCTCTAAATCTGGAGTGATTTATGAAAAATATAATCCTCGCAGAACGCATAGGGCATCAGCCGCAGGAGAGCCACCAGCAACAGATACAGGATTTCTTGTCCAAAATATTGTTTTGAATGTAGATAATAACGGACTAGGGGCAAGCGTAGAAAGCCGCGCTGATTATTCATCATTTCTTGAATTTGGAACATCCAAGATGGCGGCTAGGCCGTTTATGCAACCCGCCCTTGAGGAAAACAAACCAAAGATACGGCGTTTAGAACAACAGATGGTAAGGGCAAAATAATGTCAATCCACAGTTTTGAATTGCAAAAGGCAGTTTTCTCAGCGTTGAATGGCGGCAGTATTACAGACGCTTCTGGCTCTGCTATCACAGGTGTATTTGATGATGTGCCAACTGAAACAGCTTATCCCTACATCAGAATTGGTGAAGAAACGGTTTCTGATAACTCAAGCAAAGATAAAGATATTTTTGAACATACGTTGACAATACATATATGGTCGCAATATCGTGGCAATCGTGATATAAAAGACATTATGAAACAGGTGCATGATTTATTACATGATAGCTCATTATCTGTTTCTGGAGCTTCAATGGTAAATATGAGACAGGAGTTTCATACGACCCTGATTGAAGGTGATGGAATAACGCGGCATGGTGTCATGCGATTTCGTGCCGTTGTGTCAGACACATAATAAGGAGATTTAGACATGGCGGCACAAAAGGGCGCGGCTCTATTAATGAAAATTGGAGATGGTGCAAGCCCAGAGGCTTTCACTACAATCGGTGGTATGCGTTCAACATCATTGACTATGAATGATGAAATGGTAGATATCACAAATAAGGACTCTGGCAGAGCAAGGACACTGCTTGCACAAGGCGGCACAACATCAATGTCTGTGACAGGCAGTGGTGTTTTCACAGATAGTGCATCAGAGACTACACTAAGAAGCAAGTTTGATGAATCAGGACTAACAAACTATCAGTTTCTTGTCCCTGACTTTGGCACGTTCACTGGAAATTTTCGTTTGACCACACTTGAGTATGGCGGCGAATTTAACGGTGAAGTTACATATAGCTTCACTTTTGAAAGCTCTGGCTCAATTACATTCGCAACGGTGTAACAGCATGAGTTGGGAATCAGTAGATATTGAAGTTGGTGGCAAAACCTTTTCAGGCCATGTTATGTCTGATGGGGAGCAAACCATCTTCAATATTCCCCCTGCCTCTGAATTAGAGGTGGGCGGGAAGTTCAAATGCGGTGGCAAATCATTTACCGCCGTTAGTGTCCACGACGTTGCCCAAAGGGGTGAGGAATTATTGGTAGAAACCAAGGAGGTCTATAGTGGCGGAAAATCCAAAACGCGGAGAACTGATGATAACTCTGGGTCAGAAGAAGTATCAGGGGAAGGTGACGCTTGATATAATCATGCGTATAGAGCGCGGCATGGGCAGGGGTATAGTCAAAATTGCTCAAGCCATGTCTGAAGCTGATATAACCACAGAGCAAATGGTAGCAATTATCACGCCAGTAGTAAGGGCTGGCGGTAATGACATCAAAGAATCTGACATCAAAAAAGATATTTGGGATGCGGGTTTGTCTGAAGGTATAAGGGTAAGCAGTGAAATTATCGCGCAAGTTCTTGGCGTGGAAACAAATGAGGGAAACGATCAACAGGTGGAAGCATTGCTGTAGAGGAGCTTCCGTGGAAGCACTGGATGGAAACAGCATTCGGTAAAATGGGCATGAGTCCAGATGTTTTCTGGAACATGAGTTTCCCAGAATTTTATTCCGCTATTTCAGGTTTCGTTGACTTTCATTCTGATGGTAAGCCACCGCCATTGAGAAAAGATGAATTGGAAGATTTGATGGAAAGGTATCCTGATTAATGGCAACAACGGTTGATACCCTTCTCGTTAGAATTGAAGCTGACCTAAAAGGTTTGCGACAAGACCTGACCAAAGTTGAGCAAAGCACAAAACGCTCATCTCAAAATATGCAACGGAGCTTGAAGGGAGTTGACCGCTCTACCCAAACACTTGCAAGAGGGTTTAAATCATTAGCCGTTGCCGCTGGCGCATTTTTTGGGGGTGGCGCACTCATAAGAACCATAAGAACCTTTGAAGATTTGCAAGCAACCCTCAAGGCTGTCACAGGCAGTTCCAAATTAGCCGCGCAGTCATTTAAGTTAATCACCAATTTTACCAAAACCACGACATTTCAATTAGATGAAGTCACTGGTGCGTTCATTACATTGGTGAACGCTGGCATAGCACCAACAGAGGATGCGTTAAGGGACATCGGTAATCTTGCCGCCGCTAGGGGCAAAGATATTCGACAGGTAGCTCAAGCTATTTTCAATGCTACTACTGGCGAGATGGAGATGTTGAAACAACTCGGAATCGTTGCAAGAGTTGAGGGTGAAAAATTAAATGTTACATACAAGGGCGTTACAGAGACCATTGATAGGTCTGGCGCATCTATTGTTGAGTTTATAAGAAACCTATCACAAGCAGAATTTCCAAACGCTATTGAGGAAAGGGCAAACACCTTATCAGGTGCTATATCAAATTTAGAAGATGGCATTAGCTTGTTTTTTATGGAAGTGGGGAATGCTGGTTTTCGGCAAGCCCTTACTGATTTGGTCAAGTTTTTTATTGAAGGCACAAATGGCTCACAGTCATTAGCAAGAGTTCTAGGTCAAAGTTTGGCGGCGGCTGTAAGAACCATAAACAGAGCTTTAGAGTTTCTCGCTGATAATCTCCGCAACATTACCATAGCACTCAGCGTTTTCTTGGCGGTCAATTTTGCGACAAGATTGGCGGCAATGGCGGCTGGCCTTTACACACTTTCAAAAGCACTTGTAACAGCAAGATTGGCACAGGTGGCCTTGAACAAGGCAATGCTAAAGAACCCCGCTATGCTCGTTATAGCTGGAACTCTTATACTCGCTTCAGAATTAGGTGCGCTTGATGAAATATTGAAAGCGTTAGGTGAAAAGTTTGATGATGTATTTGAATTATCAGAGGAAGGCGCAGAGGAGATTGGCAACCTCAATGATGAAATAGCCAAGTTAGGCACATCTGGTAAAGCGGCAGGTAAGGTTTTAGAAACAGACTTTACTAAGACCCTCACCAAGCTCAAAGAAGAAACAAAGATGGCTAAAGCGGAATTGATGGGTATGTCACCCGCTTTGATATCTGCTTTACAATCGGCTGGCGGTCTGAGCAACATCAGGGGCAACACTTTAGCCATGCCCAAAGATGAAAAGGAAGCCAAAGATTTTGGTGTAGGTTTAACTGGACAACAAATTGCCCAATTAGAACATCAAATTAAATTACATAAACAAGAAACCGCAGCTCTTGATAGAAAAAATGAGGCCATTGAGGAATCAAAGTCATTCTTAAACAGCCTCAAGACAGAAAAAGATAAAATCATTGAAACGCAACAGGCATTAAATATTGCATACAATGAATTTGCCGCGATAAGCCATGAAGAATATACCGCCGCGCTCAAAGAAACAGAGGTACAGTTAATGAAGCTTGACCCAGCGTTCCAAAGAATGGAGAGGGCGGTTCATTCCTTTGCAGATGGGATGTCAAATGCGCTTGCTGATGCTTTCGTAAGCGGCAAGCTATCAATGGAGAGTTTGGCGGATGTGTTTAGAAATGTAGTAAAGCAAATGATTGCTGAAGCTATTAGAGCGCAAATCATTAAAATGTTGATGAGTGCCGCAACTGGTGGGTTTGGCGGGTTTTTTGGTGGAGGAGGGGCTGTCGGTTCTGGCTCAAGTTCCATGACATTTACGTCTGCGCCTGATAGTTTTGCTGGCGGCGGCAGAATACCAGCAAGGGCAAGCGGTGGTCCAGTGATGGTAGGTGAGCGTGGTCCTGAACTTTTCATCCCGCACAGTGCAGGGATTATAAGAAACAACCATGATACAATGAATATGATGAATGGCGGTAATCAACCAGTGGTCAACCAAACAATAAACATTGATGCGGGTGTATCGCAGACTGTAAGGGCGGAAGTGATAAGTATGATACCAAGAATTAAATCTGAAACCATTGCCGCTATGATAGATGGCAAGCGTAGAGGCAATTCAATCAGCAAGGTGTTTTAAATGTCAGCCCCAACATATCCTCTCACATTACCGACAACCCCCGCCTTTTCAAAGGCTAGGTGGTCATTGAAGCGTGTCACAGCCGTCTCTGAATCCCCGTTTACAGGCCAGCAACAGGTTTTTGATTATGGATATGCTTTGTGGCAAGCCGTTCTCACTTTGCCGCCTATGATGCGTTCTGATGCGGCAAACTGGGAAGCGTTTATGATGAAGTTACATGGTCGCAAAGGCACGTTTTTGTTGGGCGACCCCGATGCAAAAGTCATTCAAGGCGGTGCTAATACAACCGCAACTTTGAATGCAGATATAGCGGTCGGTGATTTTGTTGTGCCAATTAACACAAACAACGTAAACATGACTAATGTGTTCAAGGCTGGTGATTACATACAGATAGGTTCAGCGGCGGCGGCAAAACTCTATATGATTGTTGATAACGCAACATCAAACAGTTCAGGGGTCGCAAGTGTGAATGTAGAGCCAGCTGTAAAAACAGCGGCATCTAGCGGGGCATCAGTAGATTACACCGCCGCGCAGGGCGTGTTTAGAATGGATACGGCTGATTTGGGTTGGGACACAAATGAGGTTTCAAGATATGGCATCACGTTCTCCTGTACGGAGGCATTGTGATGGAAGATATTACACTCGCAAATATCCTTTGGTTTGTTGGCACTTTATTGGTGGGCTTTTTCATAAAAACCATCTGGGATAGAATAACTGCTTTGAGCCAAAGAGTAGATAGCTGGGCAAGTCTTTTGCCTGAAACATACGTCAGGCGAGATGATTATCGTGAAGATATACGCGACATTAAAGATATGTTGGCTAAAATTTTTGACAGATTAGAGATGAAGGCGGACAAATGAACAAGAATAGATTTATCAAGCAGATACGTTTCCACGAGGGCGTAGAGAGCAAAGTATATAAAGACCACCTTGGTATTGAAACAATCGGGGTAGGAAGAAACTTGAAAGACCGTGGATTGTCAGAGGATGAGATTGATTATCTTCTCACTAATGATATTCAAATTATTGAAAATGAGTTAGACAGTGCGATGCCTTGGTGGCGGGATTTGGATGAGGTGCGTCAACGTGCGTTGGCTGATTTGGCGTTCAACATGGGTTTGCCGCGCTTGCATGGTTTTGTGAAAATGCTTGATGGATTACAGCGTAGGGATTACCACGCTGCCGCAGAGGAATTGCTTGACTCAAAATATGCAAAACAGGTTGGCGCAAGGTCAGAGCGTGTGGCGGGTATGATTAGAACAGGTGAGGACAGTAGTGACTTCTAATGTATGAGTATAAAATAAAAAAGGTGGTCAAGGTGGTTGATGGGGATACCGTTGACATAATTATTGATTTGGGTTTTGACCTAACCAAGAAAGAGCGGGTTCGCCTTGCTGGTATTGATACGCCAGAAAGCAGAACCAAAGACCTAGAAGAAAAAGAGCTTGGTCTTGAGGCAAAAGAGTTTCTTGAACACCGCCTCCATGATTGTGACAACCTTTGGGTATCTACAGAAAAGGATGGCAAGTACGGTCGGATGCTTGGCAACATCTGGTGTGGCGTTACAAATATCAATGAGGAAATGGTCAGCCGTGGCTATGCGTGGGAATATGATGGCGGCAAAAAAGAAAAGAACTTAGATGACCTCAGAGCAATAAGGGGGATTATCTAATAGAGACTTTTATTCTCGTTATTACAATGTGGGGAAATACTGGCAAAGAGTGGCAGTATATAGGGAATCAAATAGCACTCCAACAAGCGATGACAGAGGAACAATGTCTTTATCTAATGGATGAAACAATGTGGTTGGCTAGTTATAAAAATGAATATTATCAATTCAGGGCGCATTGTTTCCCATCAAGTTGTTCTGGAAAGGAAAGCTGTGTAGGTCTTGATTGATGGCTACCAAGATTAGTGAAAACACAGAGCTTGCCATGCCAATCCGCAATTTGATTGCTATGGTAGTTGGGGCGGCGGTTGGAACATGGGCATATTTTGGAGTCATTGAACGCCTCAACACCATTGAAAATAAAATCATCCTTATGGAAGCGGACTTAGGTCAAAACACAGAATTTCGCATCAAATGGCCTAGAGGAGAGATGGGAAGTCTACCAGCGGACTCAGAACAGTTTATGTTGATTGAACACCTTTCTGAGCAACTTGCTAAACTTCAAGAACAGATTGATGAAGGCCGCGCACCGCATGACCAACAACAAAAATTGACTCTAGATTTTTACGAAAAGCGTTTGACAAATATTGAAGCACAGATTGAAAAAATGAGGAATTCAGAAGGTGGTAATTGAGACAATCACATTGATTCTTTACATGGGTGGCGATGTTGCAGAGCATACCGCCTTTGAGCAAATAGCAAAGTGTTTAAAGGCAAAACGCACAATAGAACGCAACCTGTACAAAAAAACAGGAACTGTCAGATATTCTTGCGAGGAAAAAACAGTTGAAATTGCAAAAGGCGTCGATGGAGAAACCTACATAGTGAGGATAATAGAATGATACAGGCACTTATAGGTCCGATTGCCAATCTTGCTGGCTCATGGATGGAGTCAAAGGTTGAGCAAACCAAAGCGAAAGGCGCAGTGGCAAAAGCTAAAGCAGAAGCAGAGGCAGAAGTAATGAAGGTCGCCGCCACCCATGAAGCAGGGTGGGAAAAGATAATGGCGCAAGCATCAGACAACTCATGGAAGGACGAAGCGTGGACTATTTTATTTATAGTCATAATTGCTATGTGTTTTATTCCATTCACCCAGCCATATGTTGAGGAAGGATTTGCCGCTCTCTCACGGACACCAGAGTGGTTTCAATGGGCAATGTACGCCTCAATCGGTGCAAGTTTTGGAATACGCGGGATAAAAGGGTTCCGCAAGTAATGTCAGGAAAAAAGAGCCGCACAGGGTTATCAAATATCCAGAATGTTCGGCTTGGTGGCCTCATTGCCGTTTTAAGCGGCAGAGAGCCTTATGACTTCATTTTAGGTGGTCTGGTACAAGACGGGTTCGTAAAACGCACTGAAGGGGCGTTAAAGCTCACGGAAAAGGGTATGCGTGAAAAAGATAGGCTAGTTACCTTGGCGGGGTTGATGGTAGAGAAAGAGCATTTACCGAAAGGGGTCACCAGACACCCAGCAAACTAAAGACCACCTCGTTCCCGCTGTCAAAGGTGTGACACGGTGCGGCATGAAAGATGGAAAGCAAACAGCCATCCCCCTGTCAGGTGCTATCAAGGTTTCACCAGTAGAGAAAAATCCCATATCACCGCCCTCATAATCATCATTCAAAATAATTGATATGCTTATTTTGCGTGTTGAGTGGTCTCCATAGCCAATATCAGTATGCCAATCATATCCATTAGATGGTGCGTCATATCTGAGTAATTGAGGCCTTTCTATCAGCCCTGATAAATTCAAATTGAATTGTTGGTTGGCGGTTATGGCGGCGGTGCAGATAAGAGCATCAACCCATTGGTTATTCTCATGTATCACCCACACATCTGTATCTCTTTGTGAAATGTTCACAATATTTGAATCTTTTGATTGTATGCGGCTTATCTGGTGAGGGTTTTGTGAATCTTTGTGAAGATTTATTATTTTATCACAATCATCCTTTGAAATCTGGAAAGCAGACATAACGCCCAACTCTCGTTCTGCCGCTTTGGGCGGAATTGCCATGCCCATCAATCAACTCCTATCAACTGTGAAACAGTGAAACAATAACCGTCATCTCTCCACAAATTGTGCTTCCAAGATAAACAACCAAGCACTGCATTTATAATCAACCACTCCAGTATGATGACTGCAATTAGCATTACAAGCATAGCACTCATTATTGAGGCATATCTTCTCAATGAGAAAGTCATTTTACCCTCCTGTAAAAACGCCCCCAATCAAGGGGGCGGTTCTATTAGTCTTCAAATTCTTCTGGGTTCAAAGCTTGGTCAGCTAGATGCAACCCATAAAGAACCGCTTGTTGATTTGTTATACTAAATCCTAGCTTGTCAGTAAGGCACTTAGCAATGAATTTTGTTTTCCCATTGACCTTGTTATTGACATGGTCAGGGTTTTGATGTTTCTCAAATTGAAGCAAAGCCGCATTTTGCGCGGCGGCATTGTTATCAACATATCTATAAAACGCTACCCCATCACGCATTTCCTTAATAATTTCATGACCTCTATTTCGGCAATCAGTTATATATGTTCTAATCGTTGCTTTTGTTTTGCCTGTCACTTGAGCTATTTGATAAACAGTTTGTGCTTGCTTGCTAATTATTGGCAGAATTATTTCTGCATATTTACGGTTTTCCATCTGGAACTCCTATTGTTTCATTAATCGTTGTAGTAAAAAAGCGTTATTACTAGAGCCAAAGTCATCAAGAACGCTGTGACCTCTACCCGCCA